CGGCGATGAACGGCACCAGGCTCCCGACGACCTGGACGATTGCGGGAAGTAGCTGCTGAAGTATCTTCACCGCTGCCGGACCCGCCTGCTCGAATAGCTGCATGAATATCGGCAGCAGGCTAACAAGCGTGGACCCAAGCAGCGGAGCTACCTGAGTGGCGAGCTGGCTCATCTGCGTGATGAAGTTGGCAAAGAACTTGGATGACAGCAACCCGTTCAACGGTGTCAGGAAGTCAGTGATCACCTTCGCCCCGACCGGTGCTAGCTTCGCAATCGCAGGCAGCAGCAACCCCGCCGTGTTCGTCGCCATCCCGAGCACCTGCGACACAACCGGTTCCAACTTCGTCGCCAGCGAACCGAATTGGCCTTCTAGCCCCTTGATGCTGTTCGCCAAGTTCCGCTGTGACGGGTCAAGCTGTGCCCACGCCTTCGTCCCCGCCGCACCAGTTGTGGTAAGTGCCTTATCCACCTTGTCGAGTGTGGGTGCTGCGACCGCCAAGAACCCGCCGACAGCCAGCCCAGCCGCTGCCAGTGGTCCCGTCAAACCTAGCCCGAGAGCACCACCAGCCAGCGCGCCGAGGCCACCGAACACGCTGCCGACCTTTTTGTTAAGACCATCCCATGTCGACGCCTGCTTGTTAGCACTACTCTTGGTCTGTCCTTCAATCTTGGAGAGTTCAGCGCCTACCGCGTCACCATCAACCGTAACTCGGATCTCCACCTTGTTGGTCATCTGGCACCTCCTCCCTGTCCGACCCCAGGCTCTCGATCTTCAGCAGGCGAATGATGGTTGCGCCCTCTGCTCTGACTTGCGACGGTAGGCAATGGAACCTGTCACATATCTGCAGGATCGTCTTCGCCTTCGTCAGTTCCCAGGGCTCTGTGACAACGGTTCCATCGTCAGAGATGCCTCCGGGGACTGCTCGCCAGAGCCGGAGGCGTTCGGCAAAGGGATATCAACCCCAGCCATTGCCTGAGCCCAGGCACCCGCGATAGCCAACGACAGCCGCAGAGGCTGCTTAACCACTCCCTCGTAGTCGGCCGAGACTGGCTGGTCTGCCTTGTCTGTGAGGTTCCACTCGACTAGGCCGTCGCCGACCATCTTCATCAGTTGCTTGACCGGTCCTGCAGCAGCTAGGCCGCCCTGACCCTTTACGGAGTCGAGCAGCTCTGCCAGGTCTAGTAGTTCGCCTGTACTGATCTCGCGAACGGTTGCTTCGAGGCCGTTGAGAGAAGGGTCCTCGAAGCTGAGAACGAAGTGTGTTTCTTCGGGCGTGAATCCCATGACCAGCTGCTTTCTGTGGCCGTCGTTGATGTTTTCCTGCGCCTAGCTCCACAGTTACCCTGCGAGTCTAAGCTTGTACTTTTTGAAGCTTTATTGCCCCTAACAACTGATTATTCCAGCGATTAGACGCTATAGAATTAGGTCTAACTAACGAGTCTACAAAAGCTGCTGAAGCTAGCTCTCGTTAGTTAGTTGACCAGGCTGGGACGGTGCCATCAGCGAGAGCGCCTGGCGCCTGCCAGATCAGCTCGCCGGTGTTGTTGCGAGTGATCTGGTAGTCGGTGTAGAGAACTTCGTTGTTCAGCTTCGGAAACGTCGAGGTAGTACCGACGGGGTTGATCGAGGTCGTCCTGTTAACCGAAGTCGACGGAACGGTCTTGAATACGTCGTGCGACATGTTCGCCGTCGCCCAGTTCATGACACCGTTCAACGTGACCGAGAAGTCAGCCAGGAGCAGGATGCGCTCGTTAGCGGACTTGTCGACACCGGTCACGTCCTGAACCCCACGCGGGGTAGAGAACGAGTAATTGGTGATGTCGTTGCTGATCGTGCGCGGAGTACCGGCTGAGTCGTCGATGATGATAACGGAACCGAGACCGGAGGTCTTAGTTGACATGCCTAACCCCTTTCCAGGGCTGTGTGAATCTTGTCTTGATGGTTTGCGAAGTCATCGACCCAATCGAGAGGCCGCATGACACGAGCTTGCCCCGTTGGCGCCCAGGAGAGACCAGGACGAACGACGAAGTGCCCGGGACGGTCAAGTGGTAGTTTGTGTTCATTCCACTTGAAGCACTTCTGACCTGGAGCGAACAGGAACTCGACAAGTCCGCCCTCTATAGAGGCCTCGGTGAAGCTGTAAGACCCCTTCAACGACCGCGCTATAGCTGCCTGCGGAGATCCTTCGGATACGACCGTCTTCCATCCGTTAAGGAAGTTGAAGCACATCACTTCCTCGCAGGTTGCCTGTCGAAAGTGCGTCTGCGTAGGGAAGAGCATCGCGTAGGTCTTGTACTGATCAGTTCGGCCTACGGGCTCTATGCGAGACACACGTGCACCGTGGCTGCCGAACGGAGTCTGGATCATTCCTGACATCAGAAGCTCACCGCCGTAAGGTTGCGGACGAAGCCGAGGATGAATGAGCACTGGGAGAACGTCCCCGATGTGACGATCTCGGTCCACTTGTTGACAGGGTTAGTAGCAACGCCCAGCCGCTCGAAGCCTGGAGCGACCGTTACAGCCGTGTGTGAGATCAGGTCGGCGTAGGTCACGTTGTCGCCTGAGTGCCTGACCTTGATAGTTATCGACGTACCCGTGAAGCTCAGGACCTGAAGGTATGACTGGGCGCCGAACGCTGACAGGTATGTCCAAGTCCAAGTCGGTGCGACGGAGAACGTGATCGAGATCGTTCCACCCGGAGGCACTACATACGTTCCGTCTCCTGTACCCACCTGCACGCTGTTGACGAAGACCTGCGTGAGCGTGCCAGCAGAGATGACGACCGAAGCAGGAAGCGGACTCGTGTTCGTAACAGGAACGGTAGTTAGCGGAACAGCGGGCGTAGTAGCTCCTGCGCTAGCGTCGAACGCTGTGCCCGTAGTTCCTGTGGTATCAGATCGAATGCCTGCCGTGTGCTCGATGCCCCACTCGAAGCCGAAACCGTTCGACTCGATATCGACCTTCTCCGACAAGTTACCTACGTTGTCGCGAGTTGGGTCGTAGTTCAACTGCTTACCGACGATGCACCCTGCAGGGTTGCCAATCGCTGCCTGGTGGAAGTAGCAGGCCAAGACATCCGTGAATGGTAGCGTTGACAGCGCTGCATGTTCCTGCGCCGCCGTGATGTTGAAGAAGTTCGTGAACTGCACTCTGCCTGATCGCAGTAGCCCGATTCGCTCGAAGGCAGACGACTTAATACCCGTCACGTCGCCGAGAGCAGGACCGCCACCGATCTGGTCTATCGATCCGACGTCGCCCGAAAGGTCGAAACCGTTCACGAAGAACAGATCGCCTAGGCCACCCTCTTTAGCCATTATGCTCCCTGAGTCCAGCAGTCATTGACTACTACAGGTACCGTTATTGTCATTACGCGCTCCAACTGCTGGCCGATGGTTACGTATCCAGCCTGCGCCATCAGTCCGTTGCTGTAAGCGCCTAGCAAGTCGACCTCGCGCACCGTAGGCTGTTGTGTTACCGGGTCGATCAACTCGAAGTCCGCAGAGAACGCGCCTATCACGGTCGTAGTCGCCTTCGTGACTGTAGGGTCGATCGCGTCTTGTGGATCCGACAGCATGTTCTGGTAAATCCTGGCGAACAAGGTAACCAGCGCCGTCGTTGAGTTCAAACCCGATGACCGAATAGGCCTAATCGAATCAATCCAGAGAGCACATATCAAGTCGCTAGCAGGTGAGGACTTAGGCTCTGAGGTGTTGACGGCCGCGAAGTAGTTCGTTGCTAGCAGCTTCGACTGTGCTAGGTAAAACAGTTGCTGGACGGCAGCCTCGTCAAACGCCATTAGTTCGCCTCCTCCGTTGCCCTGTCAATGACACGTTGGGCGATTTCCAATGCCACGTGATCGTTCAAGTCTTGAGCGACAAGTCGGAAGGTTGAATAGCCCTTGAACCGAGTAACCGGAGAGTTACGCGAACCGATACCCTCTAGCCAGGCACCGTATATAACACGGTCACCAACAATGACTCGATCGTCAGCTTGTCTCTCTGTAACGATGCTGCCTTCGTATCGACCAGTGGGATGCCTGATTACCGAACCAAGTCGTGCGTGAACTAGGTTCTCCCCCTCTTGCGCAACTTCGTCTTTGATGTCCTCGACAGCGCGATGGAAGACTGCTTGCGCACGTCCGTCAAACATCGGACCGGAGTAGCTGACGCTAGTCATCAGATCACTCCCGTCCGAGCCTTACGAGCGTAACCGGTGAACACACGGTTGCGAATGTCCGCGATGCCTGCACCGGAAGCGTTCCGCGCGTTGTCAGCTGAACCGACAGTGCGCGCGTAGCCGGAAGTCTCCTGCTGAATGGTGTTGATCGCCTCAGCACGAGCCATCACACGGACCGGACCAGGAATGGCGTAGCGGTACAAGGTGACGCCGATCGTATGCGACGCGGCAGAGGTACCCAACGACGCGCGCTGTACTGTGAGGTTGCGGTACACGTAGATCGTGGCACCCAGGATGTGCGTGGCAAGAGCCGATCCGCCCCAAGCTCGCTTGACGATCAGCGTGTTACCTGCAATGTCTTGAACAAGCATCCGCTCGGCGTCTATCAGGAGCTGCTCGCCTACGAAGTACTTGGTCCCGTCAGTGACGCCCAAGATATTGTCAGCGACAGAGTTGGTGGTGCAACCTGACTGCGTAGTCTGGGTAGACGAGACTGTGCTCTTGCCGTTGATCAGCATCCGCTCGGAGTCGACTTTGAGAATGTCGCCTACGCCAAGTCCGGAGATAATCGAGCCGTCAGAACATTGCAGCGTTGTAACGGAGTTGTTGATAGTAGCTGCAAGCGTGCCACGAGATTCGGTCTTGACCCAGTAGCCGTAGGTGGCAGCAATCTTGACATCCTGCTGCGGAGTAAGACCCTGACCAAAGGATGCTGACTTCGACCGGTCAAGCTCAAGGAAGGTGTAAGGCGGGGCTGGTGTCTCCCACGGCCCCCACAAGATGTTCGAGGCAGCAATGACATTGCCGCCAGAAGTCACAACTGGAACGTTCGCCGTAGTGTCGGCGAGCTCGGACTGCCCAAACCAGATGCGCCACGGGTAAGCACGTCGAAAGCTGGGGAAGTCGAAAGCGAGCGTCTTGTCTTCCGGGTAGAACTGTCGATTGCACAGATCATCCACATCTCGGGACCCGCCTGCAATGGCGTTGTCAACCTGAGCGATACGTAGGGACGATGCCCGAAAGTCCATTGCATCGAGGACTTCTTCCCTCGTGCAGTACCACGGCTCTATCATTCCTGGCCTTGCTTTCTTGCCTGAGAACCCTTGCGGGTAGAATTAGGAGCTATTCAGTTGTAACCTGGACCCTGCTGGAATCGCGGCAGCAGGGTCCAGGCGCTTACATTCGCTGCTGTGGATCGTCAGATGTCTCCGGAGCCGTACCCTCAGCGTCTGCCTTCGCCTCGACCTCGGGTACGCTTCCGACCTTCTCCTCACCACAGTGCGGACAGAAGTCGAGGGAGGCGGCAATACCTTCGGTTCCACATTTGGGACATGACCACATGGTTACCGCCTCCTCAAACTCCAGTTCACTTCTTGTCAGAGCCCTCTGTGGACCTCTGGCTGGTAGTCCCTTGGGTACTCCCAACCGTCGTGGGTGCAGCGTCCGATGCCTTCTCGGTAGACGAGAGGAGTCCCGTCGTTGGGGCAGGCGATGACGGGCTGCTGGAGCTCGGCCTCTCGCTCTTGTCGGTTTTGCTCTCGGATGCTCCGGAGCTGTTCCCAGGAGATGGCTCTACCTCCTCATCGGAGCCGGGTCCGACCAGCACGACGTCAGGGTGCAGTGCGTCAGATACGACCTGCCCCTCAGCGACGTAGACGGTCGTGACTCCTGCAGCGTTCGTCTTCATCAGGCAGCCACCACCGTCGCGTCCGGGGTGAGCGGCGTGTACCACAAATCCCACTTGACCGAGCCGGTATCCGTGGCGGTCGGCGTGATGTCGATTCCGCCTGCCGGGCACAGGAACGTCGCCGTCGGGACGACGACGCCATTCGCGTTGGCGATGTCTGTGATGATCAGCGCACCACCAGGGGATGCGGTTAGGTGCGTCCCCACTGCCGCGGACGTGATCACCGCTGTCGTAGCCAGCGAGTTCGCGACTGCCGAGCCAACGGTAGGCGTGTTCCCGATGACCAGGGACGTGACAGTCGCACCAAGGACGGTCGTGACCTCGCCGACGAGCAAGTTGACCTTGATACGGCCGGTAACGGTGAAGATGCTGCCCTTGACGCCTGCAGGCAGTGCTGCTGTCGCACGGCTTACCAGGAACCCGTACTCTGCGTTCCTGAGCTGCGTGTTCTGTGCTGGAGTAGGCATGGTTCCTCCCTCAGGCGCTGATGATGGCGAGGTTCGGCGGAGTGCGCTTCACGGTCAGATCACCGAGGATCGCGGTGACCAGCCCAGAGCCTGTAGGCGTGCACTTGACGTACGTCTTCAGGTCGGGCAGGAACACGTCCGAGATGAAGAACGCGGTGACACCGGCACCCGTCACGACCGTGTTGGTCGAAATCAGGGTGTTGTCGAGGACCCACGCTGCGGTGCCACCAGTCGAGGTGGCCTTGTAGCAGTTACAGGTCAGCGTGCCGGGCGAGGCGTAGCCGGAGCCGAACACGGCGGAGGTGGTGATCGTGAAGGTGTCGTTAGCGGTACACACGAAGGTGACTCCGACGACGCCCTTCAGGCTGATAGCCACACCGGCCGCGATCGGCACGACGTTGAAGCTGTTACCAAGCTGTTCAGTTGCGGACATTTCTTCTCATTTCCCGCTGGGGTGTTAATGCCAGCGTGTTGGTTCCCTGGTAGGGGGTTCGTTGCCTATCAGGTCCGGGTACCGCTCAGCTGGACGAACGGGCTGAGCGTGTTGCCGCCGTTCTTGGGAGTGATCGCCGACTGGATCCACGGCCGCCCATCGACTCGCTCGATAATCTTGTAAGCGGTCTTGTCGACGTTGAATGCGAAGTGCGGAGAGGCACTTGCCTGAACGGTCTGCCTGTCGCCGACGAGGTAGAACGACGGGTCGATGAAGTTGATGTCGCCCGTGGTTCCGAGCGCCGGGCACTTCTCGGTGAAGTAGACAGGCCTGCCGTAGATCGAGATGGGCGGGGCGCCGATGACGCCGTTGTTCATCCAGACCGGAGTGCTGTTGCCCAGCGACCCCTGAACGGCCATCAGGGCGAGCTGCGGGAACGTGTCGATCGAGGCGACCCAGATCGCGTTCATCAGGGACGAGGGCAGCATCCGAGCGAACATCGCGGCGAGGTTGTCCACGATGATCGTGCTCGCGCCCTGACCCGAAACGGCACCGGCGATGACCGCTGCCGGGCAGTTGACGAAGCCCAGCGGCTCACCGACGCCCGTGCCCTGCATGAACTTGAAGTCCGCCTCGAACGCCATCGCCTGCGGCAGTGCAGCGTCGATGAACCCTGAGAAGGCAGGACCGTCGGCGACCAGCTCGTTGGGAGCCTGGCAGAACGCCATCAGCTTCTTCGCGTCGAGGACGACCTGCGCGAACTTGGCCTGCGTCTCGGGCGGAGCGGTACCTTCATCCACCCACGAACAGGTGATCCCACCGAATACCGACGTCGAGTCCGTGGTCGAGTCGACAGCGGGAATCGAGATCCGCTGGCCGCTCATCGGAATGACCGTAGCGCGCTGCCGGATGATGGTGAGCTCCAGCGCGATCATGAGAAGGTCCGACCGGAATTCCTCGGGCACCAGGAACCCACCGTCTGCGGGGACGTTGGTACCGAAGGAGTTACGGATCTTCTCGTTCTCGTTCAGCGCCTGCAACAGTTCCGGAGCATCCTTGTGCGTGCCGAGCGCGTTGCACTTCAACGACAGCGCCTGCAGGAACGATGCTTGGTCGGCGAAGAGGGTGTTCACCTTCGCACCCGGTGCAGCCTTGTTGTACAGCCGGTGCTTCTTCGCCAGAGCGAACTGGCCACTGGGCCACGACGCCGGAAGGCCTGCGACCTGGGGAGTACCGCCCGCCGTGAGGTCGATCTTCGGAACCAGGTTCTGACCGTTCTCACGCATCATCTGCGTCAAGCCGGTCTGCAGTTGCTCGCGCATCTGCTGGCTGATCTCGTCGCCGTTCTTCTTGGCCGACGCTGTCACGTAGGCCTTGGTGAGTTCAGCGAACTGACCCTCACGCCAGATGTCCTTCATCTTGGCGTCGTCGCCGAGCAACTCCTGGAGTTCCTCCGAGGAGGTTGGAATCGCAATCTTCGTCACTTGCACGCCTCCTTCAAGAGGTCTCGGTATTTAGATGGATCGAACTCTTCCTCGTCGCCCTGCACAGGGCTGGTTCCCTTATCTACAGGCACTTTGTTCTTTGCCTTCTTTGGAGCTGTATTGGAGTCCTTGATGATGGAGTCCGCAAGGCCGGCGTCGACGGCTTCCTGACCGATGTACCAGGTCTCTTCTTGCATCAGACCAAGCATCTCGTCGACGGTCTTGTTAGCACGTCCGGCGTAAATGTCTGCGACGTTCGCGGTCTGCCTTTCGAGCAAGTCGGCCAACTCGCGCATGTCGTCTGCGGTACCGATGCACAGACCCGACGCGTTGTGAATCATCATCTGCGCATGCTCGTGAATGTTCAGCTTGCCGGGGGAGGCGGCCATCGCAATGACCGAAGCAATCGACGCGGCCATACCGTCGACCTGAACCGCAACAGTGCCGCTGTCGTGCTGGAGAAGGTTGTGATAAATGGTCAGACCATCCATCACCTCGCCACCTGGGGAGTTCAGGTGAATCTCCAGGTCGCCTTCCAGCTTGCGAAGCTCGCCGACGAAATCCTGGGCTGTCATACCCCAGTAACCGATCTCGTCGTAGATGTCGATCTTCGTTGGCCCATCGGCCTGTGCCGTAATGGCGTACCAGTTGCTGTGCTGCCGGTGTTCCCGCTTCGACCAAATCAGATTCCGGTACTCGCGGAACGTCGAGAGTCTAGTCATCGCACACCTGCCAAGTTGTGACCATTCATTAGTGCCCGACGAACAATCGTGATCTGGTCCATCATCGCCTGTTCCTCAGCGGGGTTCTGAGTGGGCGGAGCTGGAGGAGCTGGAGGAGCAATCTCCTTGACGTTCATAGGCGGAAGCCCGGCGACGTTTGCGGCGTCAACGGGGTCAACGTTAGCGTCGATAAGGGTCTTGTACGCCTCGGTCTTGAACTTCAGCTCCTGGTTATCTGCCTCACGGTCGTCAGGTACCGGACTGTCATAATCAAACTCGACCTGATCGTTTGCCTTGAACACCTTCAGGTACGGGCCGTTAAGTGCATCCTTAATCCTGTCGAGACGGTCCGTAACCTGCCAGCGTGAGTGGGTCTCTTCGGCCGTTTCGGCATTCGCCCGGTTCACGTCGTCAACGTCTCCGAGCATGTGCTTATGCGTACGCCAGGCACGTCGAATGTTGTCACCCGAGACGTGACGTAGCTCTGCGAACTGCATGTCACGCATGCTTTGCTGGTTGCCCTTGAATGTCGCACCGTGCTCCAGAATGCCGATTCGTCCAGCATTCGCTATGCCTCGATGCGTCTCCCGCATACGATCGGTGAACTCATTGAACTCAGGATCCGACCAGCTGTTAGGAATCTCGATCCAGCCACCAGGGAACGCATTGTTACGGAAGAAGTTCCTCGACCATTCGCCGCTAGAACGCGCGTTCTGAACGTCGATCAGAGCCGCAGCTGCCGGACCCAGACCGTGATAGGGGTCCCAAGGGCAGGGCATCGATAGCGTAGGCGGACCGATCACTTCGGACAGTTTGAGCGGATGCTGCTGACCGTCAGGGTCGGTGTACATCCAACCGGCGATAAGGGTTGTCGTTGAAGGTACAGGCTCCATCCTGTGCGGCATTACGTAGTACATTGCTCCCGGAATGGAGTTGCCGTACGCTAGAACCCAGTACGCCTCGCCCGTCAACTCTAGGTGCTGACTGAAGCCTTCAACGTACGCACGCTGCGTGTAGAGGTCGTTAGGGTTGTCCCAGATGTACAAAGCGGGGTGAGTGAGGACTTCCTTCCGCTCTTCTGGTTCGACTGGACCAAAGCGCCGTCGCCCGTCGATGTTCTTGCGGTACAAGTGCCACTTGACCTTAGAGACCGAGGAAGCATTCAAACTGACAAGGCCATACACGTCAGGAAGTGCAGCCATCGAGTGGAGCAGAAGCTCACGGTCGTCCTGCTGGAACAAGCCACTACCGACGTACTGCTGGCGAGACGGAATGGGAACGGGAGTCTTCACCTGGTTGATTGCGCGTCGCAATCCCGACTTCATCAGCCCTCCTCATCCGCGATGAGGTACTCAAGCCAGATCAAGGAGGCACCTGTCACAATCCACCCTGCAATCGCTGAGGCCTGGAAGACACCAATGTCGACTGCCACGTAGCCTGCGACGCTGAGTGGCATCGAGAGCAGGTTCTGGAAGACTGGCTTGGCTGGCTGAAGGACTCGGCGCGCACGACGAGAGAAGCTGTGCCACAGAGTCTCAGCTTTGAGATGTCGGATCGGTAGTGAGCGAATGGCCATTACACGTTCACCCACCCTCTGAAACGAGCCGTGCCCTGCAAGTCCCTGTGTGCGGCCATGTAGCGCATGGCGTCACAGCCGTGATCGTCTTCCTTGACCGGCGCTTCCTTCTTGGCGTCCCAGACGTAGCCCGGAATCTCTTCCAGCGTGCAAGTCGGCTTCTTTGCATCGCTCAGGCCGTGGTCGCGGCGTGTAAGACAATCCCGGACGATGAAGAGGCGTGGCCGTCCGTCCCCGGCGAGCTTCAGCCGCGCCTGTACGGCCTGGATGCCCTCGTTAACCTTCTTGTGCGCTGCCACTGTGGAAAACCCGAGGACCTTCTCCAACGTGGCCCGACCTTCGGCGTCGTGGTCACAGATGATGGCTCGCGGCTTCAGCTCGGTCCAGCTGCCCTTCTCGTCCTGAACTAGGGCCAAGATGTCCTTCGCGTGGTCCTCGACCAGCCGTTGGGTACGGTAGATCTCCCGGTACAGGTACAGCCGCCCGTCAGGATCTTCGGCCCAACACTGCAGGACGAACGGGTTCGTGAAACCGAAGTCGACCGTCCAGTAACGGGTCCAGGTCTCCCAGCCCTTCGGCATCTCGTCGATCAGGTGAACCGGAGCAAAGTCCTCGAAGATCATGCCCTCAGCGGCAACCCACTGGCCCTTACGAAGGCGGAGGTAACGTACGCCTGTCAGGTTGTCTAGCTTGTCGAGGTAATCCTTGCCGCGCTCGGTGAGGTTCATCTCGTCATCGAACAGAATCGGATTGTCCTCGTGCTTCGTCGGCAGCGACTTGGTTTGCCCCTTATCCATACGCTGCCTGAGCCAGTGCGTAGGCGTGTCAGGGTTGCAGTCACCAATCAGCTGCTGGAAGCTCACCTTGCCATTACGAAGGCGGGTCGTCAGAGCTTCCCAGTCGTCCTCAGTCAGCTCGGTAGCTTCCTGAACGAAGATCACATCGTATTCGGACGACATGATCCGAGAGGCCTTGTCCATTCCGCCTGTCACTAGGACGGAACCGTTGGCGTAGCGGAACTCAGAGTCCGCAGTGCGCCACTCAACCTGACCTGCCTGTAGCAACTCGTTGGCCACGAAGGTGCGGTAGGTGGTAATCGCTGTGGTCTTCAACGACGTGAACGTCTTGCGAACCAGCAGAGCCCGCATCCCCGGATTCATTAGGCACATCAGGTGTACCTTCTCCAGGGCTGCACGGCTCTTACCTGTACCTGCTGGACCTTCGAGCACAACCTCGGCTACGCGGGTACTCAGTAGCGCTTTACATGCACCACGAGGCGCGTACTTGTGCTCGATGACCGTCACGTCAGGTCACCTCGCAGGCCGTCCGTGGTAGCGCCCACGATGGTGTAGTGGAACACGTTCTCATCGACCTGCGGGGCAGAGCTGCGGGTCGGAAGCTGCGCAAGCTCTTCGGCAACGTTCTTGAGTGCGTTGTGCTTAGTTGCCATCAAACCCTTCGCTGCCATGTCTAGGCGGTAATCAGCACCAGGCACCCACCTAGCGAGGCTCTCGTTCAGCTTCTCGACGTCTTCCTGATACTCGGCGATGCGATTGGCCTTCTTAGAAATCCACAGGCCCGCAGTCTCGCTGACGACTTCCTGAAGGAGTGAGTCTCGCACTTCGCGAATGTCGTCTTCGTTCCGGTCGCGGAAGGTACGAATGGTGTTCTGATCGACACCGAACCGCTTGGCAAGCTCCTGCTGAGTGACAACATCCATCGCCAGCTCGCGAATGAGCTTCAGACGAATGTGTCCCCGCAATTGCCCATATGCCACAGCCGACCACCATTGCTAAATTGTAACCCGCTATGGCTCTATTATATTTGATGTCCAGCTGGAATAAGTACCCGATGTATAACACGTCCTAGAGATCACCAACGACGGCGCTGGTGCGCGCCACGTCAGCCGTACCAGATCCGGTCAAATCCGGCGATGACGCCATCATGAATGTCCTGCAAGGTACGGTCCAGGAACCGGCCGAGGCGCTTCACGGCGCTGTCGGCTTCATCCTGTTCAATAGCTTGCTTATCTATATAAGGGACCCTGACAGCGTGCCGTGCTTCTGATTGGCAAGAGCAGTGCCAGATATGACACTCTGGGCAGGCTATTAGCCTACACTCTTTCATTCAAGGTTCTGCTTTACCTGAGCTAGTGAAGCGTGCACCGACGCGAAGTTCACGAGGAGCATGGCCGCTTCTAGGTGTCCGACTTCTTCACCCTCGACTGTAGCCTTCAGGAACTCTTCTTCGGCCCTAGTCAAAGCGGTCTCCGCATATGTGATGTGCTCTTGGACGGTCATGCTGCTTTCCTCACTTGTGCCATGACGGCTTCCATTGCGGCATTCCAGCCAGCACTAAAGCCTCGTCGTAGGTCGCCTTCATTGTCGTAATTCACATGCAGGTCCAGGCTCTCGATGAACTCGTTCTCCTGCCACTGCTTCTCGTTCACTGACATGCACCGTCCTCCCGTCTACCACTACGTTCATCGTTACTTGATTCCAGTCTACTGCTTCTCGTTCACTGGCACCCCTTACGATCTCGGCGGCATAGCGGCGAGCACCTTCTCGGTAGATGTACGACTCACTCCTACCGGAAACTCGCTTTGCCTCTTTGACTAGGTCGAATAGACCCTGGTCTAGAAAGAGCTGCTTCGGAATGTTATACATGGCGACTGTCCTCCCTAAGACTTTCGCTTACAATTCTATTATATATTGGTTCCACGATGACTAAGTACCCCAAGTAATACACAAACGTTCCCATTATATACCGAGCAAACTGGAGCCCTAGAAGCCTCTCTACCGTTATATCAAAGGCTTCTAGAGTATTACCGATATATAGAGGCTTCTAGAGAGATGTAGTACATGAGGGGAAGCTAGAAGCCTCTAGGGGCCTCTAGAATCCTAATATACTCTAGAAGCCTTTGATATAACGGTAGAAGCCTCTAGAAGCCTTTGACGCTAGCTAGATCCCTCTAGAAGCCTTTGATTGCTTGGAACTTCGACACCTTATGAAC